AACGGAACAATAACAATAGACAGTGATGCGACATTTTCTCAGCTCGGAGCGGCAACACGGAGGACGCAAGGGGCCATATTAACAAAGTCATCTGCAGGCGCGGGATACGGACTGTCCGATGTAGAAATATCAATAAAAGGCATATCTATAAAAATGGATAAGTCCTCCGATGCTGGCACAAGTGTCACAACCGCTTTGCATCTCGAAAATGTTTCCAAGGGAGAAATAGAAAGCGTTTACATTTACAACGAAACCGGAAACACCGGCATAATAAATCCACTAGATGCTTATTTGGGAGTGCAAAACTTAAAAATAAGTAAAAGCCGATTTGTTACCAACACTGGGGCGGCATCCGGCGGAACGTGGATTAGAAATTACAGCACAACCTCAGAAACAAAAAACATAGTTATCTCCAATTCTTATTTTGAATCAAGCCAAGGGGATGAGATCCTTGCAATATTTAATGTCCTTACATCTTCAACAGTTGAAAACATTGTCGTCGAATCAACCGAATTTGTGAGATCCGGTAATGTTTCCTATATCATATCTGCATATGTAAGGGCCGGCTCTACGGGGATATTGAGAAATGTGAGATTTTCAAACATATCTGTTTACACAAGCGGAAACGTGACAGCGGGGGCCGTGGCCTCATGGGATTCCGGGGGCGGCGGGAATATAGAGGGGATAACCATTGTTAATTCGAATGTAAGATATAAGTCAGATACCTCTGGCGGGACAGTTTACGGAATAGGCGGGTTCGATCAAGTAATCGGATGCACCGTTGATAACTACACAGACACAAACGCTGCAAACAGTATCTATAATTACAGCGCAAACAATCTAGTTACTGGATGCAAGAGTTTTTTTAGCGGAACCACAGCATCGGCATATATCGTTTCGATTTACGGGAGTTCGGTTGCTTCTGATAATCCTTATCTGCAAGGTGGTTTGTACTCCATATATCAGGCAGAAAGAAACAGAATTTATACCGTAGGGGCATCAGGAATAAGAGACGTTCAAAACCTTATCAATAATTATATATACATTTCTGCAACGACCTCTATTACATACCCAATAGTCATACAGGGGGCCGGGATAACCTACAGTGTGTGTAGAATCATAGGAAACGAAATTGATGAAGACTACACCGCTTTAGCCGCCGCAAGGGTTTTCTATTTCCCATACGCCACAAAATACCAGGTGGATGGAAACTATTACAACGGAACTCGTAGAAGTTTTGGCTATACTAATAATGGAGTTTTTTCTTTTAAAGAAAACATTCTCGATGATGGCTCAACACCCATGAACTCAAGTTATTGTGCGGCAGCTACGAATCCTTGGACATTCTTTGGTGAGGGGGTTTACATGATGCCGGTTGGCCACAGAGTTTGGAAGTCTGATCCTGCGTCGGCGGCATCGGCTGGGTGGGTAAAAGAAGCTGCCCCGGGAACCGCAGCGGGCGACTGGTTAACTTTAGCAAACAATAGCTAATAATTCTTAAACAGGTGAATTATGAATTACACATGGTTTAGAATAGACGTCCAAGGCGATCTTCAACCCATTGTAGCAAAAGCTCGTGGTCAAGTGGCATTTATTTATGCTTATCACAATGAAGATCTTTTTGTCTCATCGCAACGAGAAGGCATTCATGGGACTATTACTCTCCACCCTGATGGCTGGGCATTTGATATTTATCCTCCCAAAGGAGACTGGGATGCAGTCCCTACTATTAAAGCAGCTCTTGGCAAAGACTTTGATGTTATAAATGAAGGCAATCATATTCATGTTGAATATGATCCGAAAGGAACGAATCATGTTTGAGAAACAGTTTGAACACCACGGTATAAAGTACACCCGCATTGGCGGTTGGCATCTACTAAGTAACTCCTATATTCTTGACCGAGAGTATAAGTTTAAAACAAATATTCTTGGGTACTCTTTTGACACCTTGACATACTCTATGGCCCCTGATGGCTGGTGTACTGCTAAGGTAGGGTTCAGGTGGGATGGACCTTCTGGACTTACAATAGATACTGAAAACTTTATGCGGGGATCCTTAATCCACGATCTTTTGTATCGTGCCATTCGTGCACTTCATCTTCCAGCATGGATTCGACCAGAAGCGGATATGCTCTTGTATGTGATTTGCAGATCAGACGGAATGTCTAAGTTCAGGGCAGGGTATGTGTATAAAGGAGTGGCGGATTTTGCAGAAACATCAAGTCTACCTGAAGCACCTTTTAATTACTAACGCTTAAGTGCATCCAGTAACTTTGATTGTGAAGCATTTTTATCTTTGAGCACTTTAACCACTCTTTCATCAATAGTATCTCTCATTGTTAATAGATTTATTATAACACTTGCAAACTTTTGTCCTTGTCTTAGTATCCTTCCATTTAACTGTAAATAATGTTCTAAACTCCATGTTAGTCCATACCATAGTATTATATGCCCACCAGTTTGTAAATTAACACCATGCCCTAAACTAGCTGGATGGCACAATAGTAGTGGAAGTTCACCTTTATTCCATGCTTTTATAAAATTATTAGCATCTTTATTACTTGTGCCTCCAGCTATACATGGTATTGATCTATCTATGAACTCATGAATCATTCTAAGTTCAAATTTAAACTGTATAGGACATAGTATTGGTTGACCTGCAGATGTTTCCAATAGCTCTTTAAGAGCATCTACTTTGATGTGGTGTAAAGGATAAAAACTGCCATCTTTCTGATCAGTATAAACTGCCCCTTGAATAAACTGCCGCAACTTCATAGACAATGCTGCTGCGCTAAAAGCTGTAGCTCCTGAACCAACAAACTCTAAGAAAAAATTATCCTCAAGTTCTTTATACTTAGCACGTAAAGGTGCTGGTAGTATCAAAGGAATTTCATTATAAATTACTTTGGGCATTTTCAGATAGTCATTTGCATCTAGCCTATAAGTTATAGGTTTAATTGTATCTCGTATCTTTTCATATGATCCACTGCGTATAGAAGTTTTAAACAATGGTGGCCCACTATAATTAAAGAACTTGTTGCGAAATGAATAGAAGACAGGTGATAGTCTTTCACCCTTGTCTAGCATATAGTATTGAGTCCACAGTTCATGATAGCCATTAGGTGCTGGAGTAGCAGATAGACAGTACCTATACTCACTCCACAATGGCATCATCTTTTTAAGCAGTTTAAATCTTTGAGTTGTTGGTGATTTAATCATAGATGACTCATCAAGAATAAGAGTTCTTTTATGCCACTTTATATAAGACTTAACCACCTCTTTAGAAAACCACTTTATGCCATCAAAGTTCACTAATAATATATCTGCCTTAGACCTCTTAAAAACATTTGTTTTATCCGGTCCGTGCAGAATACTGTAAGTTAATTGTGGTGTCCAGAGTTTTATTTCTTCAGGCCAAGTGGTATAAATAACCCTGAGTGGTGCAAATACAATTGCCTTAAGCCCTAACTGCTCTATTATCTTCAATGATACAGCAGTCTTACCGAGCCCTAAATCCATGGCAAAGAATACTGTTTTATTCTTAACACCAAACTCTATTGCATTCTTTTGGTACTCATGTAATTCTAAGTCAGCCATTTGAATAACAACCTCAAAATAAGAATAAACCCAAATAAAATTGCTAGCAATATAAATACCATAAATGCAATATTAAATAAAGCCACAAATATTTCTAGCATTTAACCCTCCCGTTGTTCTCTTCTGAACTCTTGATGTAAAGAAGCATGTGTTGACCCATCTAAGAACATACAATTATTAGGAGAATAACCTTTATGTGGATTCATTCTATGTATATCCAAACCAGGTTCCCACCCGTTTTCTATAGCAAATACAACAAATAAATCTATGTGATCCATCCACTCCTTGCAAATTCCTATTCCTTTTCCCCCATAATATTTATAAGCATAGTTATTAGGGTTATGACACCGTTGTATCATACCATCAAATATTGTTTTAAGATGCTTTTTAGTAGTATAAAAGTCTTCCCGTAATTTGTCCATTTTGTCCTCCAATGCTGGGTTCGTTTAGTGCCTTATCAAGTACCTGTTATGCCGTTTTAAAATAGGACAATAGAGTGTCAAGGCCTTGTTTTAAACAACGTTTGTGATCGTTCTAATATATCAATCTAGTCCACAATAGTCTTTAATATCGTTTAAAAAAAAAGTGTAGATAGATAGTTGATTTGTCTTTATTCGTCTTCGTCATGACCATTAGTGCTACCAAAAGAACAAATTTGACAGTTCTCCAAGTAGTGTAAAACCTTTTCAAGAGGATAAAGAACACATCGACTTGTCGGTTTAATGTGGTCAATAAACTGCCTTTTACCAGTTATGTGATGGCTACGGAGATCACGAATTCTTTTGGAATCAACATTGAGAAGTTCTGTCAGTTCACTCTCAGAGATATAATCTTCTTTAACTCTGTCAATAGCTTTCACTTATTCACCTACCTTTCTATAGTTTCGTTTCTTATACCCTATGGGATCAAGTGTATCAATACTTATAAACATCAAATCACATACCTTACAATAATAGTGCCTCCAAGTTGTAAGTTTAGATATTTGTCTTGAATCAACACAACGAAGTTTCCCTTTGCATTCTGGGCATTTGAAACTCATGATTTATCCTCTCGTATTCTTTCAAAGTTTGCGTGACGAAAATTACCATCATCAGTGAATTCCATAAATGATACTTCAATAGTTTTACCAACTATTAAAGAGGGGTCTTCCCAATAGTCTTTTCGCTGTTTATCACTCCAACCACCACCAACTGAGTTACCTTTATTAAAGTCAACGATAACCCCACCAAGCTGACCCACATATTTGCCCTTACCTTCATAGACATCATGTACTTTGACATCTAAAGTTTCCTTTGGTTTCATCTTCATCCAATCATAAGAGCGTGTACCTTTGTACTCATAATTATATGGTTTGATAACTGCTCCTTCATAATCAAGTTTTCTGCAGTTATCATAAAAAGCATACACTTCATCTTCATTATGAAGGGCCAGATGTGGAACCTTTTCTATATGGTCCCCAATTAAGTGTAAATCATCCATAAGCATAAGACGTTCTATAAAAGAGGTCTTTACTGATGGCACTTCAAATATTTTAAATGTGGCATTTGGTGTAGGACTATCACTTCTTATCATCCCAGAACTTACTTGAAATGAAACACCAGGAATAATCAACTCACCATCAAGGTCATCTGTTACCAATGTGAGTTCCTCAGCTAAATGATTAAGACCTACATACTCATGACCATTTCGTGAATAGAACTTCCCAGTCATATGATTAAACTTAGCTCTTACACCATCAATTTTTGGAGAGCCAAAACAAGGGTATTTAACTCGCTTAGGTTCAAACAGTTTGGCAAGCATTACATCATGAGTTGGTATAAGCCCAGGAAAGACTTTATTAATGGACTTAACACCAAGACCCATACGTAAATCTTTATTGAGGATCATATGGAATAACAAGCTAGATTTAGGAGTCATATCTCGTGTAACTAAGTCAACAGTATGCTGAGCATTATACCCTGACAGTCTACGAGATGATAAGTCTTCAAGAACTAACCAAGTAATATCATCGAATTCATTTTGCCCACAGCCTGGTGAGACTCTTGTCAAATAGTATTTTGTGAATGGATCATACGCTGCCAAAAGAAACTCTTTAACATCTTGGCCTCTTAGTACAGACATTTTACTGTTTCCACTTGTTTCAGAAACTTTATTGAATAAATCAAAAGCTTTATCACTAGAGATCATATTAATCCTCCTTCCCAAAGAGCTATTCTATCCCTAAGAACTCTAGAATACTCAAGCATTAGACCATACTGCCTTTCTAAAAGTGTTCTATGGGTTGAGGGTAATAATTTAGTGAATTTCTGCGATAAAATGAATGAGTGCAATTTAATTAACTTTAAGTCCAGTTCCTCTTTCTCTTTGATTACTCTTTCTTGGTACTCTTCCATAGTTCCTCCTTCCAATGGTGAATTAGAATGTCAACCTTTTCTTTTGTATCCACAACGAATACCTCATTACCCAGACTCCTTAAATACTGGATTACTTTCAGTTGTAATGGTGAAGGTTGTTTTCCTGGTGCCTTACACTCGACAAGCTTTATCCGGCCTTGTGGGAGACAGCATATTCTATCAGGAACTGCTCTATTTGACATAGATGACCACTTATAGGCTTTGCCTCCTAGTTGAAGAACTTTCTTAACAAGGTAGTCCTCAACATCTCGTTCTAACATATCACCATCCTAAGTTTTTAGAGATTTCAGGAGAAAAACCTCCTAGCTCGCCTATGATAAGTCATATCTGAAGTTTTCGTCATTTTTACCCCCATTACATTTTTCGATACCGTTGCTCAATAAAGCCTTCAGCCTTAAGTGGAAGACCTTTTGCCCATTGGGGCCCTTCACAAATTATTTTGTATACATCTTTCAATGTTTTTTCTCTATCACAATCTGCAGGAACTTCAAGTATTATTTCATCATAGACAGAACCAATAATTGTATAACCAGCTTTCTCGAGTTTTTCTTCACCATCAAACAAAATATCTCTTGACATTGCCTGCACAATATTCTCAACGAGTCTTCCAGGAATTATACTTAGTCTCATCCACTTTTTTGTATATGGATTAATTCCAAATGCAGAAGGCTCAGGTCCAAACTTACCTTCTCTAATAAGAGGTTTGTTATAATACATATTCCTACCAGAGGGAAGAGTTAACTGTAACCACCGAGTTTTGTTCCTGTCAAATATAACTTTGTAAGTGGCATATGATGCTTTAAAAGCTACTCCTGGATGTGTTATAGCATTTATAGCAGCATTCTTACAAGTATACCAAAGTTTAACAACTTTGTAATACTTAGTTCTATAGGCCTCTACTGCTCTTTGTGACTCTTCATCTGTAATCAACAGGTCATTTTTCTCTGCATAACCTATAAATCCTTTTGCTCCTAACCCATAACCACAACCAAGAACAAGTTGTTTACCAAAATATCGTTGTTGACTATTTATATCATCATATGGTATTCTATACAGGTCAACAGCCATATCAATATACTGATCTAAACCTGTTAAAAACAATTGTAAAGTCTTTTCATCTTGGGCAAGCCAAACAAGACCTCTGTTTTCAATACCTGTATAATCAACCGCACAAATAAGTTTTCCTTTGGGAGCCTTTATCATAGCTCTAACTAATGACTTAGCAACATTTACTGGACCTTTCTCAATAACACTTAGGTCAAAGAATGACTTAATAAGTTCATTAGCTTCAGTTTCAGATTCAGTACCAACCTTTGACCTAGGTAAGTTATACAACTGGAAACCCATACCAGAATCCCTGCCAGTATTGGCCCCATAATAACGGATATTGTCGTGAATCCTACCGTTGTGTTCCAATTCTATAATTCTTAAATATTTGGCAGTTGAAGACCTACCAAGTTCTTGCCTAAGCTCTAATACAGTTCTTACATCATCAGAAAGATCAACTCTCTTTAAAAGCTTAACAACTGTATCAGCTTGTAAGTTAGGAGCGACAATGCCCTTAAACCTAAGCCATTTAGTTATTCTTATACTCTGAGTAGCTTTGGTTATTTCACCCTTT